CGATTAGAGCATCATCGATGTTGTCATCTATCCTGAGACTAGCTTTGACTTCGCTAAGTGAGGCATAGCCGTTAGTGATTGCCACAATAAACCTCCGGCTTCTATTCTACTTTGTGAGATGCTCTTTGAAATAGGGTAGCCACTTCTCCATCCAAACCTTCTCGATGTCGAATTGCTTTGCCCATTCAATCGATGTCTGGCATCTGCCTCGAGGTGCGTTATACGCCTCTTCCATGGCATTAACCACCGAGCCCACATTTGGAACTTGGTAGTAAGCACCTTGATGCTCATCCCAAAAGAGTTGTCCAGCGATTGTATAAGAGGTGTCAGAGATTAGGTCTGGCGGTGCAGTCCAGCTCGAAGCAATGGTACGAGTGCCGACACTCATTGCCTCGATGAGCGGCACTTGGAATCCTTCTCCATAGCTCGGGCCAAGTAAGAAGTCCATGCCCTCATAGATTGCCGCCATCTCTTTATCGCTGAATCCATAGCGGAGCCTTACATTATCCGGGAAGATTACATTGTCCTCCGGGATGTTGTTTATCTTTAGAAGCCTTGGGATGTCGAATCCATTTAGAGCCCGGCTCGGCTCGGCATGAATGTATAGATAAGAGTTTGGGTATTTCTTTACATGGACTCCAAAAGCCATGATGTTTTCCGCATAAGCCTTCCGGTGCACGAGTCCGGAGTTGGCTTTGTTTGCGGCAACCATGCCAAAGATGAAGTCATCCTCTTTGAGCTGGAAAAACTCTCTCGGCTTTACTCCATCGATTATGTTACCCGGCTTGTAAACCTTGGTATCAATCGTGTGAGGGATGTAGGGTGCCTCGACTCCTAGCCGGCCCATCTGCCTCTGTCCATCCGGTGCCATAGCAATCGGCTTTACATTCGGCTTCTTTACCCAGCTTGCTACCTCGAGGGGAACACTGGAGTGATCTATGGGAGTCCATGAGTGAATCTCCATCTCATCGAACTTCTTATTCTGGTGCAATACCCAAGTGTCATAGAGAGTCATTAGCATCGAGGGCTGATCTCGATTGAGTGTGAAGTGTTTGTAATGCACCGGAGTCATGTCCACCGAGTAACCGGTATAGCTCTTTGGGTAGAGAGTCACATCGCCGTGCTTGGTCTTGTAATTACCAATCTCACCCTCTTTGCCATAGTTGCAATGTACTGCGGTGCGGATTCCGTGCCGTGTCATTCGGCTCACGAGCTGGTCTATCTGCCGGCCGTAGCCAGTCTTTGTATCGGGTGAGTTGGTGTACCACATCACCGAGCCGTTTAGCTGTTCGTACTGAGTTAGATTTCCCTTTTTCGCCATGCCCCAATACTAGCCAAAAAAGAGGCCCGGGGTGCAATCTGCAACACCCCGGGCCTCGGTCTAGTTAGTGACTACTAGGGAGCGGTGTAGCCCACAAAGTACTTCACTGCACCAGCATTTGCGAGATCGCCATCTGCTCTTGCAATCGCACGGAATGTGGTTACATCCGTGTTGAAGGCGTAATCGCTGGACTGGCTTAGCTGGATTCCACCGGCTAGGCGAACCTTGTAGTTCGCTAGGTCACCAAAGATGACCGACTTTGCACCGGTGCCAACTGCGGCCATGTGGACATTCTCGTGAACTGAGTAGCCGAATACCTGATCTGGCTCTCCAACACGGATGTCGTAGAAGTAGCGGCCTTGGTCATCCTTGAGCTGTCGCATTGCGGCGGCGGCGGTTGGGCTGACCATGAAGCCGGCGGTGGTACGAGTGCGGTAGCCCTGATCGACCGAGTAGATAAGGTCGATGAGCTCATCACCGGTGAATCCACCTGCGGTGCCTGCTCCAGTGATACCGGAACCTGCGGCGGTAACAATACCGTTAGGGTTGCCAGTTCCATCACCAGTGGTGTGCTCGGAGTTCAGGATGTAACCAAGTGCGTTACCTGCCTGCTCTGCGATGACACGAGAGATGTCGAATCCGGAGTCCGTGAGTAGCTCATTTGAGACTGGCACGAGAACGCCGTACTTGATAGCACCGAGGGTGATGTTGGTGAAGGTTGGGTCGCTCGATGGAAGAGCTGAGCCTTCTGCCTTTAGCTCGGCGGTTGAGTATGCACTCATGACTGGGTAAACAATGTCCTCACCTGAGGTGGTGTTGAATACCTCTGAGGTCTCCAGAATCGGGCCTACGGCACGAGCCGCCATGAACACCTGATCTGCAAAACCAGTCGGCACGGTGGATGTGGAAGAGGTGAGTGTACGGAACTCGAAGTTACCCATACGGCTCTCACCGTTTAGTACCGAGCGAAGCACTGCCTCATCGGTGTTGGTCTCTGCTACTGGGATGAATCCCTTAGCGGCAGTCGAAGCCTCGACCATACGCTCTTCGTTACGCTTTGCGGCAGTGATTGCCTCATCCGCACGAGAGATGTCTGCCTCGATTGCGTTGATTTTGTTGATTTCTTCGGAGTCTAGCCCACGGCCCTCGGCCTCAGCACCATCGATAACATCTTTGATCTGAGAGAAGAGGTTTGCCCTAAGCTCCTCCTGAGAACGGATAAACGAACTCATTAGGTTCCTTTCAGGATAATTTATCTTCTTATTTCGACCGAGCTAACTCAGGCCATCGAGCGGAGCTGACTCACGCCACGCTTACAATTTTACCAGCGTAGTGACCGCAAACCGTTACATTAGAACTATGGGGAAGCCATTTAGCCAAAGCCTCTTCGCTAGATACGACAAAGCGGCGAAGAATGCGATGATTGATTACCTCACCGACTTGGGATGGGATGTTCGAGAGAATCCTGACCAGTACGGTATCGACTTACTATGTGAGTCCGATACTCGAAGCATCCAGGTCGAGGTCGAGGTGAAGGTTTACTGGCAAGACCGTTTCCCATTCAAGACTCTTCACATTCCATTTCGGAAAGCTAAGTTTGCCAAAGATGATTCGGTCTTTGCGATTTTGAGCAACGACCTAACCCGAGCCGCCTTGGTATCCGGAAAGAGTCTCTTGGGTTGCACGGTGGTCGAGAAGTTTACGAGCGAGACCGGAGATAAGCAAGACAAGTTCTTCGAGGTGCCGCTTGAGCGAATCGAGTTCGTGGAAATAGAAAACCCCGGGCCCTAATTAGGGGGAAACCGGCCCGGGGTCACTGAGGGGGAATGGAGACTAACTATCTCAGCTCTGAGATTTCCGTTACTCTGGTCTCCTTAGAAGCCTTCTCAGCTTTTTCTGTTTTGACCTCTGGCTTGCCGTGAATCTCATTCCAGATTGCATCGGCCCACACATCGGCCAAGTCTTTGATACTTCCGGAGCTAGGGTTGCCAGCTTTGTCCAGAATTATTTTCTTGATTGTCGCTTTGTCTGCCATGGTTATCTCCTCTAAATGGCCTTCATGAGTGCGGCAAGTTTTTTCTTCTTGAGTTCGAGAATAGCCTTACCTTCATCCTCCGGCTCATCCGGAGTTACCTCTTCTGCCGGTGCCTCTTCAGATACCGGAGTAAGAGACTTGATTACGCTGTCGAGCATTTCAACATCTTCCGGCGAAATCTCTTCGCCAGTCTCGAGCTTGATAAGAGCATCTGCCAGAGCATCTGCATCGACCTCTGCCCTCTTAGCAATCTTATCGAGTCCACGAACCGAAGCGGTTCCGGAAGTTTGAGTGTATGCCGGGAATGGAGTTATTGAAACCTCGTGGAGTCTAACGCTTTGCAGGGTACGCTCATTGCCATCGGCACTCCACTCATCCTTGACTACCGAGAATCCGAAGCTCATGCCATCGACATCTCCACGCTTGAGAAGCTCTGAAGCATCACGGCCGGCAGTGGTGTTTGGCAGGAGTGCATCTACCTTGAGCCCCTTGGCATCCTCGACCAGTGAAAGTGTTCCGGCACGGCTCGATCCGAGCACGGTTCCGGTGTCATGGTTCCAAAGTAGCTTTATGTCGTTACGAGCCCGGAGTGAGCGGCGGAATGCTCCCGGTGCGATTCTCTCCGTGAATGGGAGCGGTTGGCTTGGTTCGTTGAACACTGCGGCATAACCGCTGAACCTCATGCCATCGCCCTCTTCACGAATCTCAAAATCCGTGAGAGTGTTTCTAGTCTCTAACTTGCCCAAAGCTTCACCCTTCGCTCTGCCTTCGTTTTCTGCTTCTATTCTACTCGTAATGCCTTCAGCATAAGCACGAGTACGCTCTGCACCCCTCGGAGTTGGTACGGCACCCCAAAGATAGAATGCCACTGCTCCAGCTCCCGGGAAGTCATCATTGCTCGGCCGATTCTGCGGAGCTTCTAAATCGACAAGATGGCGAGCTATCCATGCGGCGATTCTCTTGTATTTATCTGCGGTTACATTCCCTTGAGCCATCGCCCTAGCTTCACGGATAGTTTGCTCAGTTACTCCATCGCCGGCCAAGCCCTCACCATAGAACTCGAGTCCACGGCGAGCGGCGGCTCTCATGTAAGCCGGTGGTGTCAAATCTACATCCCGGAACTCGAAGCTACGAGTGCTCTCGGGATGATCTTCGGGTAGAAGGTCATTATCTGTGATGTATTTAGAATCTTGTGGCTCGCCATTACGGAGAAGGTATAGGTAAGCATTTACTCTTGCCATGGCCCAAGCCGCCCTCGATACTCCGGGCCGGTGAGAAGTCGAGTAAGCTCCTGCACCTCTTCTGTAAACTGCGGCAAGCTGTCCGAAAGTTGTTCGTGCCCAATCTGGCTTTCCCTCGGCTTCCATGGCCTCATTGTGCTCACGGACTTTGTTTCTCAGTGCGGCTTCGGTTCGCTCACTGAGTTCGATGTCTCCACCTGCTCCGCTTGCAGAGCCCGGCTCATTAGTGTCACTTCCCTCGATTTGATCCTCGAGTGGAGCTGGAGTTCCCTGCTCTTCATCGTTGCGATAAGAACTGTTTGCTCTCCATGCATTGCAGTAGTAATCACCACGCACATAGTCATCCCACTTGGAGCAGTAGCTCAATCCCTCTTCATTCTGCTTATCCTCTTGATAGAAGAAGCAGTTGCCACAAGCCCTGCCTTCCGGAACACCCTCAGAGTTTGCCGGCCGATAAGCATCTGGGAGTGCCCGGAAAGATTCGCCATCGTATTCGCCACCGGGGTCGAGCTCTTCTGAGAGGCTGATAGCAATCATGTGATTAGTTGCCGCCTCTTTATTTCGGTGGCAATAGACCAGTTCACCATCCTCCTTCACAAGTGCCCAATTAGAGCACTCGGGATGGCGATCGGTGATGAAGTAGGGCATTAGTCTCTCTTTAGAATTGCAAGCTTATTGTTAGGGGTTTCTGCGATGGCATTTAGTGATTCGCCTTGGTAGAAGGTTAGCTCGACCTTTTCTCCGCCATCTAGCTTGACTCCACCTTCGGCGGTTCCACCTAGCCAAATTGCATTTCCACCGTTGAATCTTTCGCTGAATCCTAGCTGAAAGTGAACATCGGTATTCTGATTGCCTTGATTGGTGAACTTGAATCCGTACTCAGTGCTCGGCTCGAGAGTAATAATCTTTCCCGAGGTAACGCCTCCGCCGGCCTTTTTGTCTGAAGCAAGAATCTCAGTCACGATTGCAGTGCCACCGGTGAGGGCAGTTGCACCCTCTAGGACTGCATCGTATGTATCTGACTCATTTCGATTTAGGTTATAGGCCGGGAAAGTGGTTCCATTGGTGGTAATGGTTCCAGCCTCGATCAAGTCGGCTCTGACTGCCTGACTGCTTGTATCGATGCTGTAATACTCAAATTGTGCCCCATACGCTCCAGTGGTGAAACTAAATTGAGTGGTGGCGGCAGAGCCAAGCGTGAATACTTCATCGACTAGGAAAACATTTCCAGCTCGTGAGTACGCACCAACATCATCTGATGGTGCGAGATTCTCAAAAAGTATTCTCTGAGTATCGACCGATGGGTACACCACCTGAGTTTCGATGGTGCCGATGGTCAAAACTTGGCTAGTGACTGCCATTAGTCTTGCCTTACTGCGACCACTCTCACGCTGGTTGCCGTACCGCTGGCAATCGCATAAAGCGAATCACCTGCTTCGATTTGGAATACCGTGTTGTTATCTCTCCAAACACGGAAACCATTTGCTTCGGTAACTCCGGATGGGCCAACATAGACCTCATTGCTTCCATCGTAATCACCATTCTGTACATACACATACTGAGCGTTAGCATCGGGCCAAGCGATTTGTGTTGCCGCCGTGCCCACTGATACCGCTGTTCCAATTACTGGCATTTATTCAACTCCATAAACTGACTCGGGATTCTCGGGATCGATTTGTGACACTCCTTGTAGCTGAACGCTTGGGAGTCCTGTGTGGTCGATGGCCGGCAAGCCGAATGCGGCAAGTACCTGCCCGGGCTCGTATCCAACCATGACCAAATCTCTTGCCATCTTGACCTTCTGCACCTCGGAGCTAACTGTGGCTTCTTCCACATTTACATTAGCTAGTGGCACTCGGACGGTGTTGGCACTTGCATCTTCTATTGGGCTCAAATCTTCATAGCGGCGAACATCGTTGATTGTGTAGTAACCAGCTTGCAGTCCGACCGAGTAGCTCTTGGTGCGAGTCTCGATGTCTGCCCTGAGAAGCCCGTCTAGGTTCCACTTTAGGAAAGCCGACTCTCCACCCGGAGACCTAGCCAAAAGTGGTGAGAATCCGCTCTCAAGCTTCTGGACTATGGGCCTGAGGCAGTGTGTAACCCATGCAAGGTTGTTCTGCTCGACCGATGCGAAACTCATTCCCTTGTCGGCTAGACCAAGAAGGTGCGGTGGGATGTTGAAGGCTCTTGCCACATCCGCCACGGCGTGGTCTCGAGCTTCGAGTAACTGAGACTCTTGAGGATCGACACTGGTTGGCTTGTAGCTTGCTCCACCAGATAGAACGGCGGTGCGGTGAGCTCGGCTCCATCCACGGTGTCGAGAATCGAATGCTTCTTGTAGATTCTTTGCTTGGTCGCTAGTAAGCGAGCCCGGAACTTCTAGCACTCCCGAGGTGTGAGTGCCAGTTCCAAAGAAACGGCTGGAGTAATTCTGAAGAGCAATTGCAAGGCCCCAGTTTTCCTTTAGGGCATCGACTCGGGAGACTCCACGCATCGCACCGGGCTTTACTACATCCGGAATGAAAACAATCTCTTCCGAGCTAAGAAGCTTCTTCTCGCCCTCAAGCTCGAACATCATGCGGCCGATGCCGTTTCTCTTGATTTTCACTCGGGTTGGATTTAGCACATTCATGTTTACAATCTCGCCACGCTCATTTGAGTAAACACGAATGAAGGCATTGCCATCGAGCAATAGGGAAACGATGATCGAGCCGTAGAAGGCTTCTTTCGTGGTGTCCACATCCGGCTTTTGCACCCAAGAAGGCTCTGGGATAAATGGCCTTCTGGAGCCATCACTTGCATCCCGAGTGTAAGCGGCTACCGGAAGCGATGAAACTGTCTGAGAGATGAGGCTAATGGCTGAATAGATGGCATTTACTTGGAAGGCGGTGTCGGAATTTACGACTGTTCCGGCTTGTGAACCGAGGTCGAAGTCCTCACCGGAGCCCCAAACACTTTGGAAGCTGACTGCTCTTTTCTCAAAAAAATTATTCAGCATTGTCTCGCTCCATGGCTACTCCAAAAACGATTGTCAAAACCCCGGCTAGGACTATGCCGGCCGGTACGAAAATCATGCCCACACCGATTGAGGTAATCACTGCCCCTGCGATTTGAATTATTCCTGCCATTACCAACCTATACAAAAACTTGTGGCACTACTGGTGCTTCTATTCTAACGGTTGCACGGTCATAAGCGAGGATGGCGGCTACACAAGCATCGATTCGCCGATTACTGGAACGCTTATCCTTTACGACTCGAGAACCAAGGTTATCGGTCTTGATAACTGCATTGGAAACATGGCGAGCAAGCAATGGGTCACCATCGTGGTGCATTTGCTCATCCACTACGGCATCATAGAGATTAGTGGTGGCCGGAATCATCCTTCTGGCACTGGTAGAAGGCCATTCCACGATTGGCAAGCCCTTATCTGCCAAGACCTCCATCGATCTCTGCCATCGGAAGGGGTCACAAGCTATCTCTCGGCACTTTGGGTGCTTCTGCACAAAGTCAATCATGGTCTCTTCGACCTCGGCGATGTTCACTCTCCAGTCATTATCGTGGATGTTTTCATCCTTCTCCCAAGCCTTGACCATAAAGATGTGTGGCTTTTCATCTTCTTTCGGCACCGTGCATCCCACAATTACCGTGGCATCTCCGCTGAATGAGCCATCGAATCCGAGTACATACTCTTGATCCGGGTGTAAGGAAAATTCCTTACCTCGAGCATCCCAAGCTCCGGTGGGAAGCCAAGCCGATTGAGCCGAAACCCACTGATTGAGCCTCTTGGTCTTGAACTCATTCTCCGGAGTGCGGCGGATGGCACTATCAAAGTCTGCGGCAAGATTTATGTCACCGAAGCCGGGGTTGGCAATAGCCCAAGTCTTTGGGTCTCGATAATCTGCCTCGGCCGGTGCCTCCCACCAGCTCATGAAGAAGGTTGGGTCATCTATTTCGCCTCGGGCAACCTTCTGGCCGTACTGGTAGAGCGTGTAAGCAATTGAATCTCCACCGGTCTGGTCGATTTTCACTCCGGCAGTGGTGATTGCAATGAGCTGAGCCGATGGTCTAGCTCCCATAGCAAGCGAAAACACATCAAAAAGCTTTCGAGTGGGTGCGGTATGGAGCTCATCGTAGATGATTGCGGTGGGTGAGTAGCCTTCTGCGGATGTATCTTCCGCCGATCGAACCCGGTAAACCGAGCCAGTCGAGGGGACTTCCACGGCATCTCGGTAGATTTTGACCATCTCTAAGAGGTCTGGATTGGCCCTAATCATCTTGACCGTATCGCTAAACACGATTCTTGCCTGCTCTTTTTCGGAAGCCAAGCTGTAAACCTCGGCTCCCCTGCCGGACAAGAAGGTGTGGAAGAGGGCATACAGACTTCCCAAGGCACTCTTGCCATTCTTTCTAGGCTGGCCTACGAGTGCGGTCTTTGCAAGCAGGTTGCCATTCTCATCCTTGGCAAAGACTCTGCGAGTGAGTTCCTTCTGCCAGTCTCGAAGCACAAGTGGAGCACCGGTTGGGCCGGCAACTGAGTCTTTAGTAATCACACCAAAAGCATCGGCGAAGTCAATCACTAATTCGCCATCACCTCTGGCTATCGCCTCATCGGAAACTGGAGTTAGCCATTGCGGTGGCCAGTTAGATTGAGTTGTCACGCTTGGCCATCAATTCTTCGAGCTTTGATTGCCGCTTGACTTCTGCCAGTCCGAGCCGGGTACGCTCCGCCGGAGAGAAACCTAGCTGACCGAGGTTGCTCTGGATGAGCTTTTCAATTTCATTTAGGGTCATGTTTAGGGCTCGATCTTCAGGGGAGTCTACTAGCAGTGACCGGATTTGCTCTCTGCGGTCAAGTTGCTCACAAGCCATCATTAGCAAGTGGGCATCGGTGCGTGGAGATACCCAAAGCTCACCATGCTTGAACACTGAGTCCCAAAGTTGCTTGCCGGCCCAGTCCAATGGCCGGAATGGTTCGATGTAACCACCCGGGATGGTCATGATTTCACCCTCTTTTGGCATGGCTCTCTTGCCGGGATTGCCTAGTTTTCGCTTTAGCTCGGCTGGTTTCGGTGGATTCGGCATAACTCTAACTTAGCCTATCTCGAGGATTTTGAACTGCGGATAGAGAACCAGAGG